GAAGTTCAAGACCATGCAAACCTCGCTTACTCAGTTGCTAAACAAGTGATTGAAACGCAAAATGCTGACAATGAATTTCTTAAGAAGTTCACAACATCGGATCGCGCATTTTTGACACGTAACACTATCAACATATTCCAAAATAGCTGGAACAAATTGATCAGAGACTTAAATGAGCGATGATAATGTAATATCATTTCCAAAAGATAAAATGTCAACTCCTCCTCAAAATGCTAAGGAGTTGGCAGAATCTGTAAAGGAATTTAAAGTTGGTCACGCAGATCAAATCGCGGAACAACTTTGGGAATACGTATTACATGAAATGATAAGAGCTGGAGTTATCTTTGAAAAAGACACAATGAAGTCTTTCCCTTCTATGGTTTTAATTTTAGAGTCTATCAAATCGCTCCATCTCTTGTCTGTAGGAATACATCACCCGTTGCAAGATTTCGCTAACGATTCTATAGATGTAGAAGAGTTTGAAAAGGAATTGGGAATAGTTGTTGACACTTCTGAATATGAAGAATAGAATAAGACAATAATAATAATGTAAACTGGAAAATATAATGGCTATCTTAGTAGACTATAATCAGGTTATCTTAGCCTCGTTGTTCGCGAGTATTGGTAATCACACAAACATAGATATTGACGAGAATATTATTCGTCACATGTTCTTAAATTCTATCCGCAAAAACCGCAAGATGTTCACTGAAGAATTTGGTGAAATTGTAATTTGTGCAGATGGTAAAAACACTTGGCGTAAAGAGGCATATCCTTATTACAAGGCTAATCGTAAAACAAACCGCGATAAGTCTGATCTTGATTGGGGTAATCTTTTTGCTATCATGAATACAATAAGAGACGAGCTCAAAGAGTTCTTTCCTTATAAAGTAGTTCATATTGACCATTGTGAGGCTGATGATATTATTGGAACTATCGTACATGATAACGGTACTGAGCTAAATATGGGTGCTGAAAAGTACCTTGTACTATCAGCTGATAAAGACTTTATTCAATTGCAAACATATGCAAATGTAAAACAATACGATCCAATTCGTGGTCGTTGGTTAGAAAATAGCGATCCTGACGGTTATCTTGCAGAACATATCTGTAAAGGTGATACAGGAGATGGTGTTCCAAACATTCTTTCTCCAGATAATTGTCTTGCAATTAAAGAACGTCAGAAGGCAATGACTCAAAAGCGTTTGGCGTTGTACAAAGGCACTACTGAAAATATGGATGAAGAAACCTTACGTCGGTTCCACAGAAATAAGATGATGATCGATCTTAAGGAAATACCAGTTAAATATCAAGAAGAAATTCGTCAAGAATTTAATAAGCCAAAAGATGTAGGACGTTCACAATTGTTCAACTTCTTTATCAAAAAGAAACTCAAAAACTTAGTAACAGATATACAGGACTTTTAATATGGCAGTACGCAGATCAATCTCTGAAATATGTGCCAAGTTTTCTGAATTGTCTTCTAAAGACGATAAAGTAGCTTGGTTGAAAGAAAATGACTCACAACCTCTTCGAGTTGTTCTAAAGAATATATATGATAAGAACGTAAAATTCTTAGTACCAGATACTCCACCACCGTGGAAACATAATGACTATGAAGATGAAGCAAAAGCTCTATTGTATAGAGAAGCTCGTCGACTTAAGATTTTTGTAGAAGGCGGCGGTTATGATCAACTTAACCAAATAAAACGAGAAACGTTGTTTATATCGTTGCTAGAAGATATTGATAACGATGATGCTGAATTGTTGACCAAACATATGATATCGCAGAAGCCTATCAAAGGTTTAACAAAAGCAACATTAAGTGAAGCATTTACTGATTTAATTCAAGAATAGAAGAGAAAAATGGCAAAAAGTTTTAAAAAATTCCGCGAAGACTACGATGAATGGGGTAGAGACGATGACGAAGTCTCAATTAAAGAAGAACGTATGCAGCAGCGACGTGATCGTAAAAAGACTAAGCGACAAGAGAAATTAGCCAATTTTTCTGAAGCAGAAGATAAAAAATAAGGCCTATTTGAATTTGTTTTATAATAAGTGTTTACACTGGTTTAGAATCAGTGTAGACTTAACCTATAAACAAACTTAAACAATAGGAAATATATCATGGCTACTTCAATTACAAAATTCGATCGTTCATCACTTCGCAACTTGCGTGACGAAATGCAAGCTTTGCTTGAGTCATACGGTGTCGAAACAAACCTAGAATTTAGTGTAGGAAATATGAGCTTCTCAGACGCAGAAGTAAATATCAAAATTGCAGCTAAAGTAAAAGGCGCAACTACACAAGTTGATCGCATCTTGCAAATGGAAGCAGATCGTTTAGGTCTTAAAATGGAAAATGCACGAGGCGAAAAGTTAGTTTCTTACAAAACACGAGCACGCAAAACACCGTTTATCTATTCATCACCAGATGGAAAAATGTATAGAACTGATGAGCGCGGTGCTCAAATGCGTTTCGCAGCATAAAGGAAATCAAATGAAAATCAACGAAAAATTAATACTAGTTGATTGTGACGGAGTACTGCTTGATTGGCAGTACTCCTTTTACAATTGGATGGCTAAACGTGGACATACTCCAGTAGTAGATGCAGAGTATGACATGGGCAAAGTGTTTAATATGCCTTACGAACAAGCTAAACAATATTGTGAGTATTTTAATTGCTCTGCAGCTATTGGTTGGTTAACACCGTTCCGAGACTCAGTTAAATATGTACGCAAGTTGCATGAAGATCACGGCTTCGTATTCCATTGTATCACATCTCTTTCTACAGATAAATACGCTGGTAAGCTACGAAAGAAAAACCTTGAAGCCCTGTTTGGTAAAAAGGTTTTTGAAGAAGTAATTTGCTTGGAATGTGGCGGTGATAAAGATGAAGCTCTTGAGCCTTATCGTGATACTGGATGTTTTTGGGTCGAAGATAAACCAGAGAACGCAGAACTTGGTACACGATTAGGACTAAATAGTTTGCTAATCGATCACCCTCACAATAATAATTTTGAGTCAAATAATTTGACAAAAGTTGCGAATTGGGCCGAAATCTATGGCCTTATCGTATAAATACAAACATGGAAGGAAGTGTATTGCCTAGTTATACTTTTAAAAATAATGAGACAAATGAAACTTACGATACGGTTATGACAATAGCCGATCGTGAAAGCTTTCTTCTCGACAATCCCCACATAACACAATTAGTTGGAAGACCACCGTCTATTGGTGACTCAGTCCGTCTTGGTTTAAGAAAACCTGACGACGGCTTTCGTGATGTACTAAGAAATGTTCAACATCATCACAAAAAGGATAATATCAATACATGGTAGGATCCTAAAGGAGGTTTCATGGCAAAACAGCGAAGATTATCCCGCAAAGAGAAGCGTAGAATAGAAAGAGATCAAGATCATATGATGGGTATTTTGAACACAAAGTTTCAAATGCGCAAAATACGACCACTCACGCCGTCACAGGCAGATTTATTTGAATCATATCAAGAGGGATACAATATCGCAGCCATCGGAACAGCAGGTACAGGTAAAACAATGTGCGCTACTTATTTAGCGTTGCAAGATGTACTTCAGAAAGGAGAGTATGAGAAAGTCGTCATAATTAGATCTGCAGTTCAGACAAGAGAGCAAGGTTTCATGCCAGGCACTCAGGCACAGAAAGAAGCGGTATTTGAGGCACCATATGCCGATATCGCAAGCGATTTATTCGAAAGAAAGGATGCGTATCAACTATTAAAACAAAAAGGTATAATTGAATTTAAGACTTCATCATTTGTAAGAGGTCTCACGTTTGATAACGCAATCATCGTAGTTGATGAATGCCAGTCAATGACATACCATGAGCTTGATAGTATTATTACACGAGTTGGAGAATCATCAAAGATTGTATTTTGTGGAGACACGAAGCAAGATGATCTACAACAATCTAAAAATAGGAATGACGTAACGGGTCTTCATGAGTTTATGAAGGTTTTAAACGCGATCAAATCATTTGATGTAATTAGATTTGGCATCGACGACATCGTCCGCTCTGGACTAGTAAAGGAATATATTATGGCGAAAGAAAGATTACTCGAAGTAGCGTAGAAGGAAATTAAGTATGCCGGCGATTTGTATAGCAGGAAGTCCGTTAACAACAGGACATTTGTGCTCAACAGTATCAATTCTAGCAGTACCGCTTCAAACCAAGGTATTTGCTATGGGAAGTCTCGTTGCTGTGGCTGGAACGCCAGTTGCCGCGCATACTATTCTAGTAGGAGATGATTGTGTTCCTCACGTTGCAATTCTAAACACGGGAAGCATAAAAGTCAAAGCAGGAGGATTACCAGTCGGTAGAGTGTTCGACTCTGCAGACGGTGGAATAATGACGGCAGGACTACCAAATATCACAGTAGGTTAATAAAGGGACCTTTTATATTATGTTTAATCATGTAAAGCACGACGTGGTGCTTCCAAAACTCACACGTAAAAGCACAGAAGCTGGCCGTAGGTATTTTACACCTGACGGCAATGCTTACCCATCAATCACTACAGTTTTAGGTATTCTTAGCAAGCAAGGTATTCTTGAGTGGAGAAAACGTGTCGGCGAAGTAGAAGCTAATCGTATTTCTACACAAGCCGCTACTCGAGGCACTGCAGTTCACAAGCTTGCAGAGGATTATATAGACAATGTAGAAGGTTGGTCAAAGGGTGCAATGCCAGCTAATATTGCATCGTTTAACGATCTTAAGAATATCCTAGACAAACGACTTGATAACATTTGGTTTCAAGAAGAATTTCTCTACAGTGACCGCCTAAAATGCGCTGGTCAAGTAGACTGCATTGCAGAGTTTGATGGTCAACTATCTATCGTTGATTTTAAAACATCTCGCAAACCGAAAAAAGAAGAATGGATTACAAGTTACTTTATCCAAGCTTCTTTTTATGCCGCAGCTTTCTATGAAAGAACTGGCATACCAATTAAACAAGGCGTGATTTTGATTACAGTAGATGGATCAGAACCTCAGGTGTTTAAAGTAAATACGTACGATTATCTAGAGCACTTCTTAAAAGTACGTAAACAATACAAAATTGAAAAAGGAATATAGTATGAAAGAACAACTAATTAAAGCAGCACGTATGCACGCAATGGGCGAGTTAGAACGTGCCAAAACCAATGTCATGGTTTACATGAACAATAGTACTGGTATCGGAGAGCACTCTGATATTGTTGAAGCTATTCAAGAAGAGCTTGATAAAATGGCTGCAGCACACGATCGCATGGAAATGTTGGATAAGTACTTTGTTGAAGCTCCAGAAATTCGCGTAGTTTAACAAAGAAATCCTCTCAAATTAAACGTTTACAAATACTCTTAGATGTAATAAAAACATTTAAGGGTATTTTTTTGAAAGGAAAATCCAATGGTTGACTTGATTAACGACATCGAAGTTCTACAAAACGCTATTATAGCTTTTGATGAAGGTGCTTCAGACGAGAAGCGTTCAGCTCTTCACGCTCTTCGTAAGCTGCTAGCTTTAAAGTCTAACGAAGTTGAACAGTTCGAAGCAGAAATGTGTGTAGAATAATTTGATTTTATTTCAAATGGACTGTTTACATAGCAGTCCATTTGTCTTATACTGATTCTAGATAAACAATCATACTAGGAAAAATGCAATGACACAGTTCGACAAAACAAAATTCAACTTCCACGGCGGATACCTAACATACACTGGCACATACGTAGGTCGTCCAGTTTACGAAGAAGGTAGAAATATTCATCCTTCAAATGTCGGTCGTGGCAAAGATCTTTTCATCGCTCGCTTTAAGTACAGCGGCTCTCCTATCACAAAAGCAAAATTCCTTAAAGAGTTAATTAAAAACTTCACCATTGAAGAATATGTTACAGCTCGCGAAGGTCATAACAATGCACCAACAAGAGTTCTTGATGCAAAAAATCCAGGCTGGTCTCAGTCGATCGTTAACGCCTGGAAAGAAAAGCGGGGTATGAAATAATGAGTAAAATCGGAAACTACATTGTCGAAATGCAGGAAAACGCACCTGAAATGACTTACGAAGAATTTGTCTGCCAGTACGGGCCACATAATGCTCGTGTCTGGGAAGATGAAAACGAAGAATGTCTTATGGAGATAGTAGATTGAATATTTTTGTCTTATCAAAGTGCCCAACTGAGTCAGCAGAAATGATGTGTGATAAGCACATTCCAAAGATGATCGTGGAAGCTGCTCAGATGCTCTGTACTGCGCACAGGATGCTTGATGGTAATGTAGATCGTCGTCTATCAAAATCTGGGAAGCGCACCGTGAACTACTACGTTCATCCAAACAACAACATGGAAGCAGTGCTATACAAAGCAGTGCATCATCACCATCCGTGTACAGTTTGGACTATGACATCTAAAGCTAACTATGATTGGCACTATGACCATATGGTTGGCTTAACTGAAGAGTTTAAGCTGCGCTTTGGTAAGACACATCTTACAGCTGAGAAGCTACTGGATACGCTCAGAGTAGCACCTGATAATATACCTGAAATAGGTATAACACCGTTCGCACAAGCGATGAGTCACTATCCACAGTGTAAGGTTGAAGACGATCCAGTACAAGCTTACAGAAATTACTACCACGAGTCGAAATCTTTCGCAAAGTGGGAAAAAACACGCCAAGCACCTGTATGGTGGGAAGGCTTTAAAGGAGAACTACGTGCCTAAGAAATCAAAAGATTACACCGTATCTGAAATTGTAGACGTTAAAGGTAGAACTAAGTGGAAAGTTTTGTGCGCTAAAGTAGATGTTGTTACTACTTGTAACTCGCTAGAACACGCAGTCGAAACAGTAGATAAATTGAATGATGATCCTTGGGCATTGATGCGAGGCCAAACTCGGAAAGAACGAAATCAATGAAATCCAGGTTTATAATCGTAGATCCAAATGAAGGTATATTTTTAGGAACCCGCTCAGACGTTGATCGTGAAGGTATTGGGATGTTGTTTTCAGCACACAATTTTTTAGAGCTCACGCAAGCGGTTTCTTGGAAAACTCGCAGATTAGCTTTCGCATATATGAGTCGATATATAAGACCTACATTAAAAGACTGTTTTGTTGCAGAGATAGAAACAAACTCTAAAGGAGAATTTGTATCTGTGTATGACATATGTCGTTCTGGTTATGGAGATTTGGCCACTGAAATGGTTGATGTAATTTACATGCAAAACGAACTGGTGCATTAATTCGAAATAAAATCAAATTAAACGTTTACAACAGAATAGAATCAGGGTAGATTAGTCTTATCGAAACTTAAAAAACATAGGATGTTTAAAATGGCACACGAACTTGAAATGATTAACGGCGAAGCTCAAATGGCTTATCGCAAAAGCGCAGG